CTGCGGATGCAGCCGATGAGATGGAGAATCTGCTGGGAGGAGGTGGAAGCTGATGACAGAAACAAGACCTAAAAACTATCCGAAACTGAAGGACTACAAGCCCAGCCGGTTCATGCTTCCGACCTGCCACTACGATGCCGCAAAAGCAGACCGGGCGGTGATTTTCATCGAAAATCTGCGCCACACCAAGGGCAAGTGGGCGGGCAAGCGGTTCTGGCTGCTTCCTTGGCAGGAGCAGATCATCCGGGATGTGTTCGGCATCGTGGACGAAAAAGGAAACCGTCAGTTTCGCACGGCTTATGTCGAAATCGGTAAGAAGAACGGCAAGTCTGAGCTTGCCGCTGCGGTGGCCTTGTATCTGCTTTTTGCCGATAATGAGCCATCTGCCGAAGTCTATGGTGCGGCGGCTGACCGCCAGCAGGCATCCATTGTTTTTGATGTTGCCCACCAGATGGTGCAGATGACCCCGGCACTTTTGAAACGGTGCAAGATCATGGCAGCCACCAAGCGCATCGTGAACTATGGGAACGCAGGATTTTATCAAGTTCTGTCTGCCGAAGTCGGCACGAAGCACGGCTTGAACGTGTCAGGTCTGGTGCTGGATGAGGTTCATGCCCAGCCAAACCGAAAACTCTACGATGTCCTTACCAAAGGTTCCGGTGATGCCCGTGAGCAGCCGTTGTTCTTCCTGATCACCACGGCCGGCACGGACAAGGAGAGCATCTGCTACGAGCTCCACATGAAAGCCCTTGACCTGCTGGCTGGACGTAAGATCGACCACACCTTTTATCCTGTGGTCTATGGACTGACAGATGAGGATGACTGGCATGATGAAGCCAACTGGTATAAGGCAAATCCCTCATTGGGGCAGACCATTCAGATCCAGCGTGTCCGGGATGCATATCAGGAAGCACTGGATAACCCGGCAGAGGAGAATGTGTTCAAGCAGCTTCGTCTGAACATGTGGGTGTCCTCGCTGACTCGGTTTATCCCGGAACACATCTATGACCTCGGCAATCAGCCAATCGATATGGAAGCACTTAAAGGCCGTGACTGTTATGGAGGACTGGACTTGTCCAGCACTGGAGACATCACGGCTTTTGTGCTGATGTTCCCGCCCAGAGTTCCAGAGGAGAAGTACATCATGCTTCCGTTTTTCTGGATACCGGAGGACACGATCCCCCAGCGGGTGCGCAGGGCATCCGTTCCGTATGATGTCTGGTATCAGCAGGGCTACCTGATGGCGACAGAAGGCAATGTCATCCACTACGGATTTATCGAAAAAGTCATTGAGGAACTGGGCAAGACCTATCACATTCTGGAGATTGCCTTTGACCGATGGGGTGCGGTGCAGATGACCCAGAACCTTGAGGGGATGGGATTTACGGTCGTGCCTTTCGGTCAGGGTTTTAAAGATATGAGCCCGCCTACCAAAGAGTTCTACAAGCTCCTGATGGAAGGGCGTATTACCCACGGCGGCAACCCGGTCATGGCATGGATGGCGGGGAATGTGGTCGTGGATACCGACCCGGCAGGCAATATCAAGCCGACAAAGGCAAAATCGCCGGAGAAGATCGATGGTATCGTCGCTGCGATCATGGCACTGGACCGCTGCATCCGAAACGAAGGACAGCAGCAGGGAAGCGTCTATGACGAACGTGACATGATCGTTTTTTGATATGAAGATTTGGAGGAAAACACAATGAAGTATCTGATGAGTGCAGAATGGTGGAAGGCAGCCGGCATCCGTGCTGCAAAGACAATGTTCCAGACCGGCGCGGCCCTGGTCGTGACACAGATGCCCGGCGGCACGGTGGACTGGATGGCGGTCGGCAGTGCAGTGATCGTGGCAGG